CTTTTAATAATACATCTGCACCATCAGCATCTAATATAACATCTCCCTCTGCATCTAATGTAATATCACCTGAAGATAATGAATCTATTTCTGCAATTACAGGTGTTGTTAAAGTTTTGTTTGTTAGTGTAGCAGTTGAAGATGTTGATACTAATCTAGCATCTCCACCAGTGCTTGGTAGGGTTAAAACATTATTAGCACTTTCTGAATGTGGTGCGGCTACTATTTGTTGACCGTGAGAATTATTTTCACAATTAAGCTGAAGAGTACCTTGATTAGTATTACCCTTAATAGTTACATGCCCTGTGCCATTTGGTGCTAATTCAATATCTGCATTTGATGTAGTAACAATATCTTGACCATTCATATCAAGATTACCACCTAGTTGTGGAGAAGTATCTTCAACTACATTTGATATTGCACCTGATGTAGCTAACCCTGCAACTACTGCTGATCTTGCAATCTTTTTAAGACCACCACCAGAAGTATCAACTGCTAGGAATACATCATCATTAGCAACTGTAGATATCTCTGATAATGAACCTACTGCTATAGAATTAAAATTTGTACCATCTGCAATTAATAAATTACCTGCAGTATTAGTGCCCATAATAATATCATCACCAGTTACTGTAAGATCACCACCTACAACTACATCACTATTAAATGTTGCTTTACCAGCAGCACTACCATCAATAGTTAAAAAAGTTGTATCTGCACTTCCATCTGTGCCTTTAAATATTATATCTGTATCATTACCTTGTGCATCAATAGTAATATCACCTGCAGTTGTAGTAACATTAACTGCAGCGTCTCCTGCACTCAGATCATCAAACGCTGTAGATATTCCTGTTTGAAAATATGTTTTAAATGTAGCAGCACTCGTAACTCGCATAGTACCACCATCATTATGTATAATACCATCACCATCAGCAACTGCTGTAGTTCCAACTGTAGCACCACCATCTATTAGATTAATCTCTGCACCAGTTGCTGTAATAGCTGTGCCATCTAAACTTAGTGTATCTATATTAGCTGTACCATCTATAAATAAATCTTTAAACTCAAGAGAGGAAGTTCCTAAGTCTATATCATTATCTGTCACAGGTACGATAGCACCATCTTGTATTTTAACTTGCTCTACCGCAGCAGAAGATACCTCTACATAAAATTCTAAATGATTATTAGTTGTATCTACTAATATTTTATTATTACTATCAGCATCTCTAAGAGTGCTAATAGGTCCACCTTCACCCGCAGTACCATCATGCGAGTGTCCTGTAGTTGCGTGAAACGCAGCCAATACTTGGTTAAACTCATCGTTAGAATGAGCTGCAAGTATAGTATCACCTGTTGTGAAACTTGACTGTCGTGCTGAATAACCTGCCATTATCTTCTTCCTCCTGGGGTAAATTCTAATTGAAATCCTTTAACTGAAAATGAGTCTGCACTATTCTGATCATCTATCTGTAGTGCTACTGCAAATCCAGATCCTTCTACTGATTGTCTTACTAATGGAACACCTGATGCATCATATAATGAACTACCATAACTTGCTGCTCCATATTGTCCAGCACCACCTACACTAGGCAATGCTATTTTTTCTGGTTGTGGACTATTCTGGTCATCATAATTATATCTAAGAGCCAAGTTTGCATCAATAGATGTTCCCTCACCTTCGTAGTTTAGATTAACTCTTTGCATATATTTTCTAACACCTGGATCTCCCATTACCATATCTGGTGATCTATATACTGCTTGAATAGTAGTTGTAGTTGATCCTGTTGCAAAAGTATTACCAGTTTCCATTTTATAGATGAATCCATCATAACCACCAAATACCTGTGTTTCAACATTACTAATAAAATCTGAATCTGTACAAGCAGGTTTAATACCCACCATATCTGCATATTCAAATCCTATAGAACCTGTATTAGGATTATTTTTTAATACACCTATAATTCCTTTAGATGATAGTTGTCCTCTAGCTGTAACTGGATAAAATAATCTATATTGTGATTTATCTCTAATAACAACAGAAGATATTCTATCTAATGTAACTTCATCAATTCTAGATTGTATCTGTCTAGATATAGATCCTAGTTCAACGTCACCAATTCTTGCCGTACCTGCGATAGTTCTTAAACCATCTGGTGCTAAGAATATAACATCACCACCAATCTCTTGAATACTACCACCATCTCTACATCCAATATTTCTTGTAACTTCTTGTACTGCAAAATTACTAGATGTTGTTCCAGTTAATTTATATATTCTATCCTCACAGAATATAATTAATTCATTCCTAAATACTTTTAATCCTACAACAGCAGAGTCAACTTTAAATGATCCTGCACCACTACCAGTTGTAAAGTTATCTTCCTCAAATGGTACACTAAATATAACTTCTTGTGAATTAGTTGCACCAGCATAAAACATATGGTTTTGAAATGCTTTTACAAATTTAGGATTACTAGGTGCTGTTCCTCCACCTGTAGCATTTACAACATCAACTGCAAAACTAGAATTTATTATCTGTGCAGGTGAGTGCCCTGTAGCAATAACTAATTTATCTGTACCATCAAAATTAAATTTTTCAAAATCATATGCTCTAGTAGAATTACCTAATCCAGTTGTTAGAGTTGTAAAACTACCACTAGTTGTACCTCTGTGTATATCACCACCTCTAGCAGCTATAATTTGACCATTAAATATTATTGAACAATCAACAGTTAGACTACTATTACTAGATCCTTGTGGTACAATATTAGAATTATATAATGCTGTTCCACTGACACGTCTATATCCACCTTTTATATCAGGTTCAAAATTTTGTAATATAAGTGCTTCTCCAGGTTGCATAGAGAATACATCTTTATTTAATGTTAATCCTCCAGCACAACTTACTACAAATGGTGATATTAAATCTGTAGTTGGCATATTACTCTTCTAAAAATTCTTTTATCTCTGCTTCTGTTGCTGGATTTTTTTTATCTCCAATTGTTCGAAATAATTTATCATTGACAAGTTGTTTTATATCTACAGGTTCACCAGTCATATCAGCAATTTTTTTCTTTTTATTTAAAACTGATTTTTGCTGTTTATTTAATTTAGCAAATAACATATCATCAGTTTTTTTATCCTTGTCCATTTTATAGGTGATATTATCTATTGCTTTTTTTTCTTCTTCTTTTCTGATTGCCATTTTATATCTCCTTATCTATCTGACATTACATTATATATTCTAACATCTGATCTCATGTAATCAGCTTTAGTAGAATAATCTGTTTTTAATAATCTTAATTTTCTTTGATAATCTCTATCTGCTAATTGTGCGTGTTGTGGATCTGATCTAAGCATATATGTATAATACTTTGCTCTGTCAGTTATTAATCCTGCAAACCTATCAGGTAAACTCATATTGTCACCATGTGCAGATAAATCTGTATGTGTTGTATAATAATTATATGATAATGTTAATTCATCATCACTTGGTATTGGAGTTACACCAAAAGCTGTAAAGTTTGGTAATATATAAACTTTAGCTGGTGTTCCAAATACATCACTATCATTTCTATCATCTATCGATTTATAATTTTGTAAATAATCATCATATGATATATATAAAACTTTCTGTCTAGTTACATCACTTCTAGAACATCTAACATAATCTACATCTAATTGTACACCAGATGCTTCTAGATATATAAACGAAGATGTTGATGTTGCTGTAAATCTAGTATTTAATATAGCACCTTGTCCAAAATCAGATACAGTTAATGTAGTATTTAAATTCTGTGTTCCACCTGCTGAAGTCCCTACTCTTACAATTAATCCAGTACCAGAACTATTTACATCTAAAACTCTAACTTGTAATTTATATTCTTTATTTACAGTTGTAGTAATAGCTTGATATGCTGCTGAACTATTTAGATTTAGTCTACCATTACCACTAGAGGTATGAGAAGGTGATCCATCACCAGTAGTCCAGTTACTTATATTAGATGCAAACTCACCATTAGTTACTAATTCTCTTGGTGCGATAGTAAATGAGTCTCTATCTATCTTTCTAAAGTCTGCTGGAAAATCATATTCATTATCTCCAGTAGTTAAATTCTGTGTTGTTCTTGCATATAGTAAAGGTATCTCAGCTGCCTCATTATAGATATCATTAA